CCTCTCTTTTCATAAACGTGGACAAAAAAGGTCAATTCGGAGCGGCAGGAAATGGCAAAACGGGGGAGAACATCGACGGCTTCTCTTGAAGTCGCGGCCCTGGTTGCGCCTGTTGCGAAGGAAAACCGCCTGTCGCCGCCGGTCCATTTGTCGGACGCAGAACAGGGAATCTGGCTGGACGTCGTAAATGACAACCCTGCCGACACATTCTCGGCGATGCACATCCCGTTGCTGGAAGCGTATTGCCGGCATGTAGTGAATGGCCGGGTTCTGGCTGAGGAAATATCGAACTTCGACCGCTCCTGGTTATATGGTGCGGACGGCGCCGATTCGGACGCCAGCCTCAAGCGCTATGACAGGTTGCTGGCGATGGCTGAGCGCGAAAGCCGCGCGGCATCGTCGCTGGCGACGCGGCTGCGAATCACCAGGCAGGCGGTTGAGCACCCGACCACCGCCGGCCGGGCGCTGAGCAACAAGGCAAAAGCAAGGAAGCCGTGGCAACTGCCAGCCGACGTCGAAGACTGAGCCGCGGCGACAGGAACATTGCCTGGATAGAGGCGCATTGCCGAATCCCGGAAGGGCGCCTGGTTGGGAAGCCGGTCAAGCTGACGAAGCATCAGAGGCGCTGGATCAAGCGGATCTACGACAGCCCGACCCGGCTGTTTATCCTGTCCATGGCGAGGAAGAACGCGAAGACGGCACTCTCGTCTTTCCTGCTCCTTTTGCACCTGTGCGGGCCGGAGGCAAAGCCAAATTCGCAGCTGTACAGCGCGGCGCAGTCCCGAGAGCAGGCTTCTATCCTGTTCGCCCTGGCCGCCAAAGTGGTGCGCATGTCGCCGGACCTGTCGGAGTACGTGACTGTCCGGGACACGGCAAAGCAACTGTTCTGCGCAGAGCTGGGCACGCTGTACCGTGCGTTGTCGGCGGATGCCGCCACAGCCTACGGCTTGAGCCCAGTTTTCACGGTTCATGATGAGTTGGGCCAGGTAAAAGGGCCGCGCTCGGAGCTGTATGAGGCGCTCGAAACAGCGTCGGCGGCGCAAGAATCACCGCTGTCGATCATCATTTCGACGCAGGCGCCAACCGATGCGGACCTGCTGAGCCTACTGATTGACGACGGCCTTACCGGCTCCGACCCGCGCATCAAGGTGGAGTTGTACACGGCGCCGATTGATGCTGACCCGTTCAGCCCGAAGGCGATCAAGGCGGCAAACCCGCACTTTGCGGACTTCATGAACCAGGAAGAGGTGTTCCGGCAGGCGAGCGACGCAAAGCGGATGCCCAGCCGGGAAGCTAGTTACCGCAACCTGATCCTTAACCAGCGCGTCGAGGCGAAAAGCCCGTTCATTGCGCGCGCGATCTGGCTGGAAAACGGCGGCGAGCCTGCTCCGATTGAGGGGCGCGAGGTGTACGGCGGCCTAGATTTGTCCTCGGTGAACGACCTTACAGCCCTGGTGCTGACGTCCCAGGATGGTGATGTGCACCCGACTTTCTGGCTGCCGGAAGAGGGCTTGGCCGAAAAGGCGCGGGCGGACCGGGTTCCCTACGACCTATGGGCGGAGCAGGGCTACCTGCAGACCACGCCGGGCCGGGCGATCGAGTATTCGTTCGTGGCAAAGCATCTCCGTCAGGTGTTCGACACTCATGTGGTACTGGCACTGGCGTTCGACCGGTTCAACATGCGGCATTTGCGGCCATGGCTGGTGCGGGAAGGATTTACGGACGACGAGCTGGAGCGTTTCATCGAGTTCGGCCAAGGCTTCGTCAGCATGTCGCCGGCGCTGCGGTCGCTTGAGGAAAAGCTGCTCTCCAAGAATCTGCGGCACGGGAATCATCCGGTGCTGACCATGTGCGCGGCAAACGCGGTGGTGGTCAAAGACCCGGCCGAGAACCGGAAGTTCACAAAAGCGAAGGCAAGCGGCCGCATTGACGGCATGCAGGCTTTGGCGATGGCAGTCGGCGTGATGCCTGACGCCGTCGAGACAACAAAATCTTTCTGGGAAACCGCCTGATGGGACTTTTCGACCGATTCAAGATCTGGCGAAAGTCGACCGATCCGCTGTCCCTCCTGGCGGAGATGATGCGCGCCGGTCGCACCTCCAAGGCTGGAACGACTGTCAATCTTGAAAACACGCTTCGAGTAGGCACCGCCTTCGCCTGCATGCGCGAAATCGCCCAGGGTTGCGCGCAGGTGCCGTTCAAGGTCCACAAGAAGGATGGACAGGAAGCGACTGAGCACCCTCTGTATGAGCTACTGACGGCAACACCGAACGACTGGAGCACGGCCTTCGAGTTCATCGAAACGCTGCTGCTGCATACAAGTCTAGGTAATGGTTATGCCTTCAAGAACGTCAGTGCCAGTGGAAAGCTGCTGGAATTGATTATCATAGATCCGAGCCGGGTCCAGAAGCTGCAGAAGCCGGATTACAGCATCGTCTACAAGGTGAGCGCGCCGACCGGCGCCGTGCAAGAGTTTCCGGCTGAAGCGATCTGGCATCTGCGTGGGCCGAGCTGGGACGGGCTCAATGGGCTGGACATCATCAGCCTTGCCCGGGAAGCCCTGGGTCTGTCGATCGCCACTGAGGAAAGCCACTCGAAGCTGCATGCGAAAGGTGTGCGGCCATCTGGCGTCTACTCAGTGGAAGGAAGTCTCAACCAAATCCAGCACGAGCAGTTGAGAGCGTGGATCGAGAGGGAGTTCGGTGGCGCTGAGAACGCCGGCACGCCAATGATCTTGGATCGTGCGGCGAAGTGGATCAGCACCACGATGACGGGTGTGGATGCTCAGCATATCGAGACGCGAAAGCATCAGATCGAGGAAGTCTGCCGCTTCTTCGGCGTTTTCCCGATGATCGTTTTCCACAGCGACAAGACCAGCACTTTCGCATCATCGGAATCCTTCTTCGAGGCCAACAACAAGCTGACGCTTTCGCGCTGGTACCGGCGCATTGAGTTGTCGGCCAATGCCTACCTGCTGACACGCAAAGAGCGCAGGGAAGGCTACTACTGCAAGTTCAACGCCAATGCGCTGATGCGCGGCTCGGCCAAAGATAGGGCCGAGTATTACGCCCGGGCGCTGGGCTCTGGCGGCCATCCGGGATGGATGACCCCTGACGAAGTGCGCGCCCTTGAAGAGATGAATCCGCGCGGCGGCGACGCCGACAAGCTGCCACCAGGAGCGAACGAGGGCAACAAGCCGGACCCGGAACCAGCCTGAAAAGGAAGACCATGACTACCAAGAATTTCGACTTTGCCTGTGAGTTGAAGGCAAACGGCGACACGGGCACGTTTGAAGGATACGGTTCCGTGTTCAATATCACGGACAAGGGTGGCGACATTGTCGTGCCTGGTGCTTTTGCGGAAACTCTGGCGGAAGCAAAGGCGGCCGGCCGCCTGCCGGCGATGCTCTGGCAGCACAATCAGCGAGAGCCGATCGGCGTCTATACCGAGATGGAAGAGGACTCGGTTGGCCTGAAAGTCAAAGGAATGTTGGCACTCAAAACCGCCCGCGGCGCCGAAGCCTACGAGCTCATGAAGATGGGCGCACTGAGCGGCCTGTCCATCGGCTACCGTGTGCGTGATGACAGCTGGGACCGTGTCACCGGCGTGCGCACCATCAAGAAGGCTGACCTGGTCGAACTGTCCCTGGTCACGTTCCCTATGAACGACGCCTCCCGCGTCTCGGCGGTCAAGGCCATCGAAGAGTTGGAGAGTCTTTCGGAAATCGAGCGCCACCTGCGTGATGCTTGTGGCATGTCGAAGAGCGAGGCTACCGCCTTGGTATCCCGCATGAAGAGCGTCATCGGCCGGGGTGATCCCGGGGAGGACGCCGAACTGCTGAGGGCTCAACGCGCCGCGCAATCGGTGCTGGAAAGCTTCGGCAAACGGTAATCCCGCATCACCACCGAAACCAGCCGCCTACGGGCGGCTTTTTCATTTCCAGTAAAGGAAAACACAAATGGAAATCAAGCAACTGGCCGACACCATCGAAAAGCTGGGTCAAGCCTGGGAAGAGCACAAGAAGACCAACGATGAACTGCTGAAGGCAAAGGCTGACGGCAAGGCGGTCGGCGACCTGGAAGCGAAGATGGCAAAGCTGAGCGAAGCCATCGACTCGTTGACGGACTTGAAGGAACAGTTTGAGGCCGTCGAGAAGAAGCTGGGCCGCCCGCGCACTGACAGCGAAGCGAAGGCTGAGGCCGACTTCGCAGCCGAAGTGAAGAACTTCAACCTGGCGCTGCGCGCCGACTGCGCCGTCAAGGGCAAGCCGATTCCGGCCGAGTTCGATGCTGACGGCTACCGCGCTTACAAGTCGGCCTTCTTCAAGATGGCCGCCGGCGTGTCGATCGACAACCTGGAATCGAGCGAGCGCAAGGCGCTGCAAGCCGGTTCCGACCCGGACGGCGGCTATTTCCTGCCGCACTCGACCATGGGTCGCGTCGTTGGCAAAGTCTACGATCAGTCGATCATGCGCCAGATCGCGTCGGTGCAGACCATCAGCACCAACGACATCGAAGGCATCATCGACAACAACGAAGCCGACGCCGGCTGGGTATCTGAGCTGGGATCCCGTTCCGAAACGAACACGCCGCAGGTCGGCAAATGGCGCATCGAGGCGTTCGAGATGTATGCGAGCCCGAAAGCTTCGCAGCGCATCCTCGACGACGCCGCGGTCAACGTCGAAGAATGGCTGGCCGGCAAAGTGGCCGACAAGTTCGCCCGCGTGGAAGGCGCCGCCTTCTGGACCGGCACTGGCGTCGGTCAGCCCATGGGCCTGGCTTCCTACTCCACCGTGGCGACCGGCGACGGTTCCCGCGACTGGGGTAAGTTCGAGCACGTTGTCACCGGTGCCAATGGCGACTTCGACGGCACGCTGAAGCTGGACCCCATCCAAGACCTGCAGGGCGCCCTGAAAGACCAGTACCTGGGCAATGCGACCTGGGTGATGCGCCGCGAAGTGCGCACCAAAGCCCGCAAGCTGAAGGACTCGCAAAACCGCTATCTGTGGGAGCCCAGCCTGCAAGTCGGCCAGCCCGAGCGCCTGAATGGCTACGCGGTCCGCTGCGATCAGTTCATGCCCGCCCTGGGCACTGGCTCCCTGTCGCTGGCCTTCGGCGACTTCCGCGAGGCCTACCAGATTGTGGACCGCATGGGCATCCGCACCCTCCGCGATCCGTACACCGCCAAACCGTACGTGGTGTTCTACAGCACCAAACGCACCGGCGGCGGCGCGGTGAACTTCGAGGCGGTCAAGTTCGCCAAGTTCTCGGCGTCCTGATCGGCCTGAGCGCCGCCACTGGGCGGCGCTCCCTCCACCCATTCGACTTCAAGGAATCGCCATGAAAGACCTGATGAACAATATCGACGTGAAGCGCGTCATCGCTCCCGTATCGGTTGCCGATACCACCGCCCAAGTGGGCCAGGTGATCGACGGCCAGGGCGCCGGTTCGATCACCTACTTGATCGCGCTCGGATCGATTGCCGACGCCGACGCCACCTTCACCGTGCTGCTGGAAGAATCCGACGCCTCCGGCTCCGGCTTCACCGCCGTTGCCGACGCCGACCTGATCGGCACGGAAGCGCTCGCCGGCTTCCAGTTCGACGACGACAACGAGTGCCGGAAGCTGGGCTACAAGGGCAGCAAGCGCTACACCCGCTTGACCATCACCCCGGTGAACAACGCTTCGGCAGCGCTGCTGTCGGCGGTGGCCGTCCTGGGCTCGCCCCAGATCACTCCCACTGCCAACCCGCCGGCCTAATCCGCCGCGCTTCCCCCGGGGCGCTTTCGGGCGCCCCTTCCATTTCCCTGATCTGACGACCACCTATGGCACTGAAGCTGATCACCGGTCCGGCTGCGGAGCCGATTTCGCTCGATGAGGCGAAACTTCATCTTCGCGCTGAAAACGGGGACGAGGAAGAGGCGCTGATCAGCGCCTTGATCACAGCCGCCCGCGAGGCGGCCGAGCATCAGACAGGCCGCGCACTGCTCGAGCAGACCTGGGAGCTGGCGTTGGACGCCTTCCCTTGCGAAATCTGCCTGCCGCATCCGCCGCTGATCGAGATCGTCAGCGTGACCTATATCGACCAGGCCGGGGAAGGGCAGACGCTTGAGCCGTCCGCGTACGTCCTGGACGCCCACAGCGAGCCAGCGCGCCTGATCCCTGCTTACGGAACCTGCTGGCCGGCGACCCGCTGCCAGCCCGGCGCCGTGGTGGTGCAGTTCAAGGCTGGTTATCCCGATGCCGACGCGGTACCGGCTGGCATCAAGCAGTGGATGCTGCTGCAGATCGGAGCCATGTACGAGAACCGCGAGGCAGAAGCCATGAGCAGCTTCGGCGCTGTGACCTTGGGCTTTGCTGACCGCCTGCTCGACCGGTACAAGGTGTACTGATGCGCGCCGGCCAACTAAACAAGCGGATCACGCTGCAGTCGCTTGCCCAGGGCAAGGATGCCTTCGGCGGGAATACAAAGGCTTGGACCGGCGTGGCAACCGTTTGGGCTGGCGTACGCAACCTGTCCGGCAACGAGCGCGCCGCTACTGCCCACGGCGGCCAGGTGGCCGAGGCGAGGACGGAATTCACGATGCGCTACCGGGCTGCCGTGACCGCTGGCATGCGCGTTTCCTATGCCGGCCAGGTCTACAACATCAAGCACGTCAACGACATGAACGAGAAGCACCGCATGCTGGTGCTGACCTGCGATACGGGCGTGAACGATGGCTGATGGGCTGAAAGTGACGGTGGAGGGGGTTTCCCCTCTAGCCACCGCCTTCCGCAGCGTCCGCGAAGACATGCAGCGCTCGACCGCCTTCCGCATGGTGTCCGGTGCTGGAGCCGTGTTGCGCACCGAAGCCAAGCGGCTCGCCCAGGCGCAAGGCCTGCGCAAGACCGGCGCCCTGATCAACAACATCGCGATCAAGCGCGAGCGCTCAGCGCCCGAAGGAACCGTCCAGTACAACCTCGGTGTCCGGCACGGCCGCGACATCACCCGCAAGGGCGAGAAGAAGCTGCTGCTGAAGGTGGGCAAGAACGGCCGCATCGTGCGGGCCAATGACCCCTTTTACTTCCGCTTCCATGAGCTGGGCACGAAGAAGATGCAGGCCCGACCCTTTCTGGCGCCCGCCTTGGACAACAAGAAGGACGAGGCGATCGCAGCCATGGAGAAGCGCCTGCAGGCGGCTTTGGATAAGGCAGGTCAGAAATGAGCGTGAAGCAGACCATCTATGCGGCTTTGACAGCGGTGCTGGCGAACTCGCACGCCGTTGAGCTGCCGCCGCGCCCAACCTGGCCGGCCATGGTCTTTGAAGTGGACAGTCAGCCTGAACTGGGCTGGTGCCTGGGTGGCGGGTATGACCAGAACGTCGTGACGGTCGTCATCCTGGCGCGCGAACTGGGCCCGATCGAAACCCTGATCCCGCAGGTGCGGTCCGCAATGGAAGCGCTGGACGGATTCATGGGCGAGGAAGAGCACGGCGACTCTGGGTATGAAGACGACCCGGAAGTCTACGGCTACTTCATGAATTTCCGAATCCGAACCCCGAAATATTGACCACAGAGCCCGCCGCGAGCGGGCTTTTTCATTTGGAGCCGAGCATGGGCGCGAAGAACACGCAACCCGCAGCAACCCCGGCGCCGGCCGAGAAAAAGCCGGTCGACCCGATGGAAGTGATCACCACCGATGAGCATGCGGGCCACGGCGGCTCGTACCAGCTCGACCCTGCAACCGGCGCGCGCACGAAAGTCGTCGACGCTGACTGATACCTGACCTCTCTGAAAGGGAAAAGCCATGTCGAAGAAACAGCGTAACGCACTGCTGACGGCGAAGATCGAAACCACTTACGGGACTGATTCGACGCCCGCCGCCGCCACCAACGCTATCCTGTGCCGCAATCTCAGCGTGCAGCCGCTGAATATCGAGGCGGTTGACCGCGATACGGTCCGCCCCTGGTTTGGCAACAGCCCCCAGGTGGTCGCCTCACGCTACAGCGTCGCTGAGTTCGAAATCGAATATGCCGGAAGCGGAGCTGCGGGCACGGCTGCGAAGTGGGGGCCGATCCTGCGCGCTTGCGGCTTCTCCGAAACCATCTCCGCCAGCACCAGCGTTACCTACGCTCCCATCAGCACGGCTCAAGAGTCGATCACCATCTGGTACTACCTGGACGGCCTCCTGCACAAGATTACTGTCGCGCGCGGGAACGTTTCGTTCGAAATGAGCGCCAAGGGTATCCCGGTCATGAAATTCCGCATGGTGGGGCTGTACAACGCCCCGACGGACACCGCAATGGCGACCGGCGTGTCCTTCACCGGCTTTACCCAGCCGGTTGCTTTCAACAAGCAGAACACCGCGACCTTCTCGCTGCACGGCATCAGTGCCAAGGTCGAATCGTTCAGCATGGACGTCGGC